TTCACATTCAAGTTCTAAGTATACTTCGTTTCTTTTCCTGATAACAATGTCAGACATTACCTAATTCCTTCAATAAATGATTTCCACTCAATAGCATTTTTTATTTGGAATGACCGATTATTAATCATCCTGATTACACTCTCAAGGTATTCAATGATGATGTCATACATATCAATCTTCATCTGTAAGTCTTTGACTTGAGAATCTGATTCAATATACATTGGTAGATCTGACTTGAGTACTTTCAGATCAAACGGTTCTTCTTTGTAATCTTCCTCGGATCCTCGTCCCGCATAGTATTCAAACTTGCGTCTGTTAAGTTGTTTGAGGTCCAGTACTGCTAATTTCTTTTTGAATTTGTAGTCTGAAAAAAAATTTAAATATTTTGAATGTAGTGTGGGAATATTAAGTGCAGCGGTATCAAGTTCAACAGGATCAATTTTTGAATCCTGTTCCCACATCGCCTGAATTTCTTCAAAGGTCATTAACTAATCACATTTCCATCATACTTAATTCTATATATGGTATATTTAAAGGTGACATTTGCAGTCAGGTACTGAACTCCTTGCTCAGTTGCATCAAATGCTACAGATGTTAATGCAGTAGGCCATGCATTCTCAAACTCAATTTGAATATTTGAATTAAAGTTACTATTTAAAATTTCTAAAGAAATATTTCCTTCTATTGGATCTTTGTCAGTATCAAATTTTTCTGCAAGACCAGTCTTTGCAATCCATTTATGTATTGATACATAATTTGTCATGTCCTCGTCAATCAAAAACTTGACACTAAGGTCTTCATACTCTGTCTCAGTTCCAGCGATAGGAATGTCCCTAAATGGTGTGGTGACATTAATCTCAGGAATTCTTATGCCAGGGATGTTTGCTGACTGACATAAGAATGCTACCTTAGGAAATTTTTCAATTGATAATTTGAAACCTTGTGGCGCTAGGTAGTTAAGATTATCAATCTTATCTTCTAACCAATTTGCCTGGGTCATCGTTAAAAATACTTTCAAATATTTAGATAAAAAAAGACCCCTTTCGGGGTCGGTAATTAAATAAGAATTCGTTTACATATTCGTTTACATTTATGTTGATCTAAAGAATCACATTCTACTAAACATTCGTAGTAGTCATTTAATTTTTCGTTTTCTAAACGTAATCCATCCACAGTATCATCAAAATGTCGCCACTCATTTAACTGAGATCGGGATAAAAGATTGTGCATTGAGTCACCTCTAACATTTAACTCATAACCAAAAAGTAGGGGTCATGTGTACCTAACAATTCTACTACTATGTATATAAAAATGTTCATTTCAGCACAATTAAGAAATAAAAATTTATGCCTACGAGTATATACCCATAAAAAAAGACCCCTTAGAGGGGTCTGTGTGGACCTGTGAGAGGTTATATCACATGAGGTTAGTAACACGAACACGTCTGTAGTAGACGTTGGTGTTGACGTTACCACCAGCAACAGGATCGGAATCCGAAAGGGCGGTCGCGCCTTTAGCGAATGGATTAAGAACCATGCCGTAGCGTGTCTTAAATCCGATTTTGGGCTGGAAGGTGTCAGGACCAATTGCACGAACCATCTGGAGAGGAACGTATGGGCAATAGAACAGACCAGCATCATAAGGGGAAGTACCCTTATAACCAGCGATGAAGAACTGAGCAGCATTGTTGCCCTCAGTAGGCAGTGCCGAATAAGGATCAATGTAAACGCGGATGCGTCCGTTCAGCGTACCAACAAAGGTGCTGCCGGTGTCATCAACATTAAGACCAGTATTCAGAGCAGGGTTGTAATCAAGGACGCCTGCCATGGACAGAGCAGAAGCAACGTCTGAAGAACAGACGAGCATGTTGCCCTTCCCTCTACGAGTCTCTTTCGCGATGGCGTTCATTTCACGCTCAATTTGGAAGAGGAGACCCTTGAACTTCTCAACGCTCCAACGTCCGTTGGAATCAACGTCCATGTCAAACGTGCCTTGAGTAGCAACGTTCTGCTGAGCACCAGCTTTAGCGGAACGGAATACGGTACGGACGACTTCTCTGTTGATTTCGGTAAGGATTTCAGCAGAAAGGATGTTGGCGAGTTCAGTCTCGGCATCCAGACCATGAATTGCTTTCAGGTCTTGTGCGAGTTCAATGCTGTACTCAGCTTTCAGAGCGCGTGACTTAGCAGTAACGGCGATCTTCTCAATGCTGAATGCCATCTCGGGGAATACGCTAGCAGCGGCTTCGCCAAGTGCTTCGGCAGTGGTTGTTGCCATAGCGCCTGCAGAACCATAGGTGCCGCTGTCATTCAAGACACCGGGGTTTGAACCTGTAGGAGCAGTACCACCAGCAGAGTTAGTGGAGTTATAACCAGTACCAGAGAAGGCAGAGTTAACTTCGTTGTAGAATGTCTCATCACCAGTCTGACTTTCAACGCGGGAACGCATTGCAAAGATCAGTCCAGTAGGACCATTCATTGGTTGAACGCCACAAATATCATAGGCGATCAGGTTAGGCATTGAGCGACGGATCAGTGAGATCAGTACGGGGTCAAAACCTGCGACGTTACCAGCGCCAGTTGTGGCGGAATTAATAGGACCAGCGTTTGTAGGCGCTTCGGTCAGCATTCTCTCCTCACGGAGGAATTTTTCTTGGTTTTCCAGAAGTTGAGTGGTGACAGCCTTCTTGTAAGTATCCTTGATCTCGGGAAGATCAGAATGAGACAGAACTGGTGCCCACTTCTCCTGGAGTTGTTCGGTATTGAACATTAGGTTCTCCTTAGAAAATTAATTTGTTAGTGAACTATGATTTATTTATAATTTAAATCACTTATTGTAGCGTGCGATGGCAGAAACATAACGCTCCATGCCAGCAGGAACATCCTTTTCAGCAACGGGATCCGAAGCTTCTACGCTCTCATTGATTGAAGTTTTGGGGAAATAATTTTCCTTAATAGTTTCAACTTTCTCTCTAAATGACTCTTCAGTACTAAACTCTACACCCTCAGCAAGTGAGGAAAGTTTTTCTTTTTGAGTATCAGCGAGTCCCTGAGATACTTCGCCAACGATAGATTCTTTGACGAACTCTCCCAAAGAAGAATTTAATTCAATATTTTTGTCAATTTGTTCGTTGAGTTTTGTCTCCATCTCATCTAATTTGTTTGTCATACCCTCAACCATATCAAATTTCTCTTCAGGGATATCCATGTAATGTTCAGTGAACACACCCTTCAGAGCAGTCATAAACGATTCTGCAATCTCAGTACGAATACCTTCGTTGATTGCGAGTTTGTTATCATTAATCCATTGTTCTACAATATAGTTCAAGAATGAGTCAACCTTAGATGACATTTCTTCCTTGATCACGTCAAGTTGCTCATTTAACTGAGCAGCATAGTTTTCTTCTAAACGTGTTGTTTCTTCATCAATTCTAGAAGAAACAGCAGCGGTGAAGATTGTTGTTGCCTTTTCTTTAAACTCTTCAGAAAGTTCCTCGCCATTGACGAGTGCGTTGATGTCATCAGTAACATCAATTTCTTCTTTCTTCACAGTAGGCATTGCGTCCCCGCCACCACGACTGACACTCTTGCCAGACATATCCTTACCACCTTCTAATTTAGGCATAGGATCTTGCTTGCCTTCACCCGAGTTAACTGCGGTCTTAGACTTCTTAACAGCGGCAGCAGCTTTAGCGCCAGAGTTTTCAAACTTGCCTGAGTGACCTTCCGAAGAACCGGCAGCCATTGGTTCTACATTAGCAACTGCAACTTCAGCACCTGATGCACTAGGAAGATGTGAACCTTCTGCTGGAGCTGCACCTGCTGTTACAGCATTGTTCATTTCTGTAACAGTTTCCGCATCAATTTCTTTAGATACGAAATCTTCAAATTTCTCGTTTAACGAATTAGCCATTTAAAATAACCCCTAAAGGACCTTGGTTTTTCTATTACTTATTTATTAAAATTATAAGTTAAAGAGCAGTTTCTCAAAGCTCTCAAGGATTTTACCCTCAAGTTCTCCGCGTGAAACCCTCTCTAAATTTTCTCTTACTTGCTGAAGTTCTGCTTCTTTAAACATTCCATTGTTCCAAACCCATTCTTTTCCTTCCATGATTCCATTGACAAAGGCATCAGGAGCAGAAGGATCTGCTACAATATCTGCAGCAGTAGTAAGCATAAAATCATCTCTGACATAATTAGAACCACCTTTGGATTCTAAACTGCCCACACCTCTAGATGAAACACCTAGTTGAACACCTTCCCTAAGAAGATTTTTAGCTATTGATCCCATTGGAGTCTCAAGCAATTTTGCCTTACCAATATAGTTTGCACCATCCTGGTAAAGTTCTACAATCTTATGTGATACACGATCAAGGTTGATGGTAGGACCATCAGGATGACCTAGTTCACCAAGAGCACGAGACTTTTGTACAAAATTTTCATTGTAGTTAGTCACTTCGCGCTGAAGAACAGGCATGGGATATACACGACCATTGCGATTTTTGATATCGCCCTGGAGAAATACTCCCTGGATATATGTATACTCTTTTCCATCTTTCTCTTCAGTGAGAAGTTTAATATCTTCGCTGTGCTCTACGATAAGTTTCATGGTTCTTCTGGTTCGGGTTCGGTGGTTGTTTGTTCTGTAGATGCTTCAACTTCAGGAACTTCGGACTCAACTTCAGGTTCTTCAACTTCAGTAGTTGGATTCATAAGTTGAGCAGCATATTCTTTTTTATAACTATCTAGTGTTTCAGATGCTTTTGCATAGAGCATATCAATCACTTCATCAGATGCTACAGAGTTTTCCCCATTAACAATTTTGTCAATCAATTCTTTAGTTACTGTCATAATAGTAAATTATTATAGTATTATTTAGTTTTCAACTTCTTTAGAAGTTTGTGCCTTCATTGGAGGTTTTGATGATGTGTCAACAGGTCCACCTGCTGGCGGCAATGCAGCATTAGGATCTTCCACTGGCATCACTGGAGTATCCATCAGTTCACCTGATTTTTTCTCAACTTCAATTTGAATGCGGATCTCTTCAATCTCGGATTCTTTTTGTTGGAGAATTTGACGTTTGATATGATCATTGGAATAATATACTCCAAGGAAAGGTTGCATTCTTTCTACGAGATTTAACCTCTCGCCAATCATTTCAATTTCTTTTAGTTCAGTAAAATGGTTATCAAACAGATAGTCATATTGAATATGCTGCTCCATCAGTTCCCAATCATCCACGGTAATAACACCTTTGAGGATTAATTGAGTCTTCAACATATCATTAAAGAGATGTGAGAACTGCTTACGAAGTCTACCGACAAATTTAATAAACTTGAGTTCGTCACGTAGGATCTCATTAGAGCGTCCTAGACTAAATCCCTTTTCTTCGCCCACGCGAGATGGTGGGAGGTTGAGAGATTTGTAGAGTTTCTTCAGGAAGTATTCAACGTCCTTTAGTTCTCCAAGGTTCTGAGCACCAGGAAGTGTGGTGATTTCTGTACCTCTACCACCTTCGCGGCGAGGCAACCAGAAATCTTCCAGCATACTCATGAACTTTTTATCGTCACGAATCTCACCAGTGCTGGCATCATATACCAGTTTATTTCTATAGCGAGACATAACCTCTCTGAGGTATTGCTCTGCCTTAACTTTAGGAAGATTACCAACATCAATGTAGAAAATTCTACGCTCAGGAGCGCGTGACATTCTATAGATAACCAGAGAATCTTCAATCATTCTCAATTGGTTAACTGCCTTCAATGCCTTATGAAGATAAGACAATGGCAGATTTTGATTCATGTCCATCAGTCCTGACGTGCAGAACGTAATCGCATCGGGTGCAATCTTCACACCGAGTTGATCGTTCCCTGCAAGACTAACCGCTGCTTTGTGGTTGAATATTCCTTTGGGATTGTAAAGATAGTATTCGTTTACATCACCATAGTTTAGTTTTTGATTATCTCCTTGTCCAGCAGTGGGTTTCTTCTTAACCTCACGCATTTTTTTGACCTTCATTGGGTCAATGTAGCGAAGTTCTTTAATCCCTTCAGTGGGTTTATTTACATCAATTACCTTATGGTAATAAAGTCTTCCGTCAATATACCAACGTCTAAAAATATGATAGCATTTTTTATCAAACTGCAGTAAGCGTTTGATCTCATTAAATTCTTCTCTGATCCTCTTCTTGATTGAATCGCTTTGATCAAGATTAGAGAGTTCAATTTCTACAGGTGAATCATCACCATCCGCAACAATTGCTTCGTTGACTACTTCATCAATTGCGGAGTCAACTTCAGGGTGCAATGAGACTTCACGATACTTTCGGATCTGCTGAAACTCATTTTTGGATACGCCCTCCATGTCAACGTATTGACCGTAATAACCTCCAGCAGAGATTGTTACGGTCCCGTCGTCATTATTAGGAGCAACAGGAGATACTAACCCCTGCTGCTTCTTTTTCTTTTGGTCTCCTTTATCAAGGGAAAACCCAAATAACTCCGCCATTGTATAAAGTTAACTACGTTTACTGTAGTTATTTATTCAGGATCAGATAGAAGCACCAGCGCCAATATCTACAGTGCTATCAGATTTCTTAGATTCCCACCAGTCATACTGGAATTCAACAGTGTATTCAGCAATAGTATTATTGTTGTCATATGACAAATCAATCTGAGCAATGTTAGTTGGGAAAGCATTCTGAAACTCATATGATCTCACAACGCTATGTGGATCAGTGAGTGATGTAGCAGTGCTTGTACCACGTTCCAGTTGTGAAACTTTTAGTGTGGAAGCAAAATCATCTGTGTAGCCTGCACCGTTTTCATGCTTATTCAATTTGTTCATCCACTTTTCAAAGTATGCTCTTACTGACATGTCCTCATCAGCCATGACTGTAATAGTCCATGATTCAAACGTTCTGTCACCAGGAAGTTTGATAACTCTACCTCTGAAAGGAACTTCTACAGTTCCGATTGTACTAGCAGGAATGCCAGCAGAACGACAGAGGAATGTGAAATCGGCGTCTGATCCTTTTACTGCTGCTACATCATCTAAATTAGATTCCAGGTTTGTTACCTGGACCATGAATAAATTGGGGCGGATACCGTATCCAATTTTGTTCTTGAATGAAGTTAAGTTTGCCATTGTTTGATTATCTCCTTAAGTGTATTTATTTTCTAATCAAACTCTGCCGATAACTTCATTAAAGCTAACACCACTGCGAGTAGCAACGAATGTTAGAGTAATGAAATTAATAGAGCGAGAAGGTTTGATGTAGATGTCAGCAACAAATTCATTACGATCAATAACATCAGGGGTGTTATTTGACGTATCCGCAACTATGAGGAAATCAGTCATACCTCTTCTTGCTTGGATATCACGCATGTAGTTATTAACCTGCGTGGAGAAGTTCAAGCGAGTAGTCTCATCATTTAATTCAAACAGAACGTTTCTTGAGAAGTTCTTGACTGTTCTCTCAAGAATGAGGAACAAACGGCGAACGTTAATTCTGTCAAAGGCAGAAGGACTGCGAAGAGCAGTTTTGTCGCCAAACAGAACGATACCCTGACCAGGGAACGAAACGATTGGATTGACACGATTAGAATAGAGATCATCTCTCTGTGCTTTATTTGGATTAAATGCAATCTTAATTGCATTTCTTAGGTTTCCTCTATTGAAACCAGCAGGGGAATACCATGCTTCCGAGACAGCAGTTGTGTTAACACAAAGACCAGCCATGTCAGCATTGGTTGGAATATAACGATATTGATCGTTAAATCTGTCGTAGATATACTTGTAGTTGTTATCAAATACAGCGTAAGAAGAACTATCGCTAATTGCCTCAAAGAACTTAGTTACATTCTCTGCTTGAGCAGATGTTGTAGAAGCATTTGCGCCAACAACATCAGATCTTTGTGGTGAAATGAAGGCGATGCAATCTTTTCTCGTGTTAGCAAGGTTGATCAGTGCGTTTGCTTTGGCAAGGTTTGATGGTCCTGCAAGAACGTAGTCAATCGTGATAGTTTCTGTGTCACCAAAAACATCAAGATAAGTTTGAGTCTCATTACCAACAGTATAAGTGTTGTAATCAGTACCAGCAGATAGTGTATACGAACGAGGACCGTATAAGTGGAATGAAGAAGCAGCAGTGGCAGAACCTGTAATTGCTACAGAACCAGTATAGCTGTAAACATCAGATCCATCTTCATATGATCCAAGGAACACATACTTGGAACGACCCTTGATTACATCTTTATAATGATTTGCTTCACCTTCGCTGGTTCTAGCACCAGGAGCTTTTGAAACGTAAAGAATTTTTTCTAGAACAGAATTTGCTGTTCCAGTAATACCACCTGTTTTATCAAGAACTACGACGTGCATCTCATCGTTAGCACCACCACGAGACGCGACAAAAGGAGAAGTACCAGGACGAGGAGCAAGTGCATTCCATTTGATGCCTCCAGCAACAGTATATTGCATGTCATACCAGTTGGCGACACTTTCAACATTTTCTGTGCTTACTGTTCCGCCTTGTACGAATTTAGCAGAACCGGCATCAAGAACGACAGAGACTTTCGTTGTGTCGCCAGTGTTATCTTCATATGCAACACCAGTAGCAGTTCCGTCAGTAACTGCGTCTCCTTGTGAGAATGCTACACCGTTAGCAAGTGTCAGAATTTGATCTGCACCACTGTCAATGGTTACAACCTGAAGTGCGTTTCCATGAGTTCCTGGAGTTCTTGCAGCGAAGTCATAAGATTGAGCACTACCTTCAATGTTTGCTTCGTATGCAGCACGGTTGTTAATTTTTACCGTTGCGACTGCTGCTGAGTTAGCATTTGTGAGATGAGTTGAAGATGCATCAGCAATTCTAGCAACCTGCAGGTTACCACCATAGTTAAGAAACTCAGAAGCAGTAAACCAAAACTCGTAATTATCTGCAGTAGGTTTACCAAATTTTTCTACTAATTCTTTCTCACTCGTAACTAATTCTGCTGCGCCGACATCCCCTTGCAGGAAAGGTGCAGCAATAGCGCCGATGTTAGTGATTGTTTCTTGGAGACGTGAATTAGTAAAATCGCGCTCCTGAACAACAATCCCTGGCGATACTTGTGTTGCCATGTTTACCCCTAAATTTCAGAAATTTGTTCTGTGATTATTTATTAAAACCTATCTTTTAAGAGGGGAAACAATGCATGAACTACCAGTCTGGATATGACCAACTACGGTTGTCACTACGTTTTCTATTTTTGGTTACTCTATCTACAGTACATTCCTTACACTCATAGGCATATGCTGAAGGTGTTGCTCTTCCTTTTCTGGTTCTATAGAAATCGCTAATTAATTCTTTAATTTTCCCACAAGATTTACATTTTCTTTGGGTAAAAAGTAGGTGTTCTAATTCAAACTCCTCTTCAAAATTCATTATAGATAAGAACCCATGTAAGTAAAGTCAGAAGCTACATCACCATACTCATCTAAGAACCAACGATCTCCTTCTTTATCCACAAAACTTTCTTGTTCTTCTAGACCATCGGAAACAAAACCGAATGGTGCCATGTCCTGCTCAATCTGATTCTTTTGCTCATCATAGATTCTTTGACGAACATCATTGTCCGTCATTTCTTTAAAGTAATCTTGTACTGCTAACCATGCAAAAATTACTAGACACATCGCAAGATCATCATGACATCCTTCTTCTGCCTCAAACGATTCACGTTTAGAGATGAATGTCGTGAGTTCTGCGATAGTCTCATAGTCTGGGATGACTAGTTTGTCATCCTCAATAAAAGTCTTTAGGTTCAAACATCCAATCTTCTTCACGGTCTTAGACATCTTAACGCCAAGTTGTGTTTTCTTTCCAGAGAATCCTGTTCCAACAATCTGACCAGCACGTCCTCTCATGGCACACATAAGAATATGATCATACTCCAGATCATAATGCATCATAGATGCTACCTGATCTCCAATATCATTAACTTCAGTTAAAATATATGCTCTATTATATCCATTGGCAATATCAACAATAATTGTAGGGAACATGATAGCTTTGATTTCATTGTTCCTGTATCGTGCTACCAACCTGTAAGGGAACTTTGTAATGTCAAAAACCAAAAATGCGCTATAATCACTGCCCACACCACGGGCAACGTCAACAGTAACAATGTAATCGTGGTCCTTTTGCGGGTTTTCATATACTACTAAACCTTTATTATTACTAGTGATAGGATCATCATACACCATTGTCCGCAATTTGCTTGCAGCAATTAATGTATCTACAGATCCCAGAAACTCACACTCAAATTCTTGAGTGAACTGTCGCTGGGAAGTGTTTGCAATCGTTTGTGCTTTCCAGTTGGCATCTC